GGAGTTCAGCAGATACGGCGCCTTCTTCGTGGACGATTCCTGATCAGGTAACCGCTGATTGAAGATGGCGATCGTCCGTTCCGTTGATTCGCTTCCCTTCTGGGGTTTTGTTGGGAGCAGAAGATCTTTCAGGATCTCGGCGTCCCGCAGTTTCTTAGCTGTCAGCAGCTGTATAGCGTCCACCGTTATCCCTCCTTATCCTCCGCTCAGAATGCGGGAAATCTCATGCTCGATTCTCGAATCGAAAACCGTCTGGATATGGTCTGTCAGTTTCTCGCTGACGCCCTCATCCTGCATCATATGACCCGTAGAAGGGCCGTATTTCTGCTCAACGGGGAATCTGGATCGTCCGACACGCTCCCATACACCGGTCTGGCCATAGATGGCGGTGATAAACGCGCTGCGCAGATTGCCGCCTCCGTACTTTGGCGATGCGTACACACCGCCGTTTTTGCTGCCCTTCGCACCGAACTCCAGAAGAGAAAGCACCTTGCCGGCAAAGATCAGTTCCACGCTGGTCACGCCGCCGTTACCGCCCTGCATGTTGGATGTGATTCTGCAGGCGGACATGAATTTTCCCTTGCTGATGTTGTAGGTGTCCGCGGCATACCTTCCGGCCTGCGTTTTTCCGCTGTCGGCAGCCCGCTTCATGGCTGCTCCGATCGCCCGGAAGGCGCCGGATCCGTTTCCGACACCCTTGAGGATCGCGTTGACACGGTTAATTGTAAACGATCCTACCTCATCAATTCTGACATCTGGCATTATTCGTCCAAAGCCTCCAGTTCCAGTCGGACCATTCCAAGGTCACACCCTGACTGCGCCACGTAAAACTCACGCATGAAGTCTTCATCGCTGATCTTGATCTTTGTGCCCTTCTCCGGTACTGTCCCGCCAATTGATTCAAGCGGGCAGTGAAAGATTGCCGTCACAAGGTAAATCCCCTGCGCGTGATCCTTGAAGGACGTACTCCGATCCTGTTCCTTCAGCTTCGTGATGACGCAGCTGACATCCTCGTACGTTTCTCCGTCATATTGGATATCATGCGTCTCCGCGAATTCATCCAGATTCATGAAAACCCTAGCGTTATCTGCAGCCACCATATCCCTGAAGCTCATTCGTCAACCACATCCTGGGGAAGCAGTTCCGGGAGTTCATCTTCATCAGATACGGGTACGGAGAGCAGCGCTTCAATCACCGATCCCTTGGTACGCATGGTACTGGAATACACACCGAATCTCCTGGCGATATCCTTCAGCTCTGTTAAGGACAGGCTCTCCAGATACGCCCGATCCATGGTGTTTGTCTCCGTGTCCACAGGAACGGCCAGTTTGGCCCCTTCCGGCGCGTTTCCGCACTCAGTCGGGTTCTCGCCCGGGATCGTGTCCGCAGGCGCAGGACGGGCCGAAATTTCCTCAAATTTGGCCACTCCCTGCGCGATGAGACGCTTCGCAACGTCATCATCCACGTCATATCTGCATCCGGGCCACAGCGGAGAGTTTCCGCTTCTGGCTTTCTCGCCGATCACGCACAATGCCTTGATAATCATGGGCGTCTCCTTTCCAGACCCTCATCAGGTCACATTGGAGGCGTAGATCCACGGGCTGTAGTTCTTCGGAGCGGCGAAGGGCCGGCTCTCGAGAATGATCTCGCGAATCTTGCGCTTCCGGTCCACGAACAGATCAGGCACGCGCTTTCCGGTGATGGTCTCGATGTTGCCATCCTCATCCATATGGACAACATGGGCATACATCAGATGTCCTGCGCCGGGAGCGGTGACCATGATGGAATCAGCGGGGAAGTAGTTCACCCAGGTGGTGACGTACGTTCCGGAACCGGAATCGTACACCTTATCCTGATACTGCTCATCCACCACGATGACGTTCATGTTATATCCGCCGAAGTTCACGACACCCAGCAGGCTCACGCCGTCATACTGGGTCAGCTCCTGCATGATGGGAGAAGCGATGATGATGCCGCTCATCTTGTTGACCAGCTCGCGGAAATCCTTGTTGGCCAGCAGCACATCAGCCACTTCCTGCCCGACGATCAGGTCGGTGTGGGGCAGGCCGCGGCGGCTCAGGCTACGGCACATGTTCCGGACGTCCTCCACGATCTCGGTCCAGCCGGTGGAAGTGGTCCACTGGGAGCCGATGGAGTAGGCGCCATCATTGCCGACGTTGGGATCATAGAACTTCACGGTGGCCTGGCTGCCAACGGTATCGGCATCCAGCATTTCATCCACGGTGAATCCGTTGTTGATCATCGTCTGGGCGCACAGCAGCTCCTCAGTCCGGGTGAACCGGCGCTCGAGCAGAGCCAGATCTTCCTGCACCAGCTTCGCAGCCCGCTCTTCCTCGGTGCTCTGACTCAGGATCGCCTCGCCGAATCCGCGCTGTTTCAGCTGATCGGCGGTCAGGTTCCGGGCCTGCTTGATGCACACAGGCTCGTAGTCATGGATCTCATAGCCGGACCGCTTCACGTTGATCGGATCGGCATCGAGCACCATGAACGGAGCGCGGCCGTTGTCCCCGTCACGATATTCAACGAGGACCTTGTTCGCCGCGTAGATGTCCCCCGCCCCGGTGGGGAAATACCGGTCACGGAAGAAGGTGTTTACCGGGGAAAGCCCCTCCCAGAGACCTGCCATGTAGTAGGTCTCCAGGATATTCACGTTCAGAGCCATGTTCTATCCCTCCTTACAGCACGTTCTCGCCCTGAGACGCGCCCAGGATGATGCCGCGCATACGCAGATCAGTCCGATCGGCTTCGCTCAGAGAAGCACCACTGGCCAGAATCAGGGCATCTTCGTTGAAGTTGCCGGAGATATACACCAGGGCGTTTTCATCGTTGGCAGTTCCGACGTCGATATCGCGTACCAGGACGCAATCGGCCGTCAGGGTTTCATTGGTGGCGGCGGTGGTTCCGAAGATCACCAGTTTGCCGTCACCGGCAGATCCGGAGCTCTTGGCCAGCAGCGTGCCGCGCTTCAGCGTACCAGCGGTACCGAGTTTGCGAATCACACCAGCCTTGGTCAGAGCATGGGGCTCCAGCCCGGCAAACAGGTTCTCCTGCTCCATAACGCCGAGCTTTTCATGCAGATCACGGGTCATGTTTCACACCTCCTCAGTTATTGCCGGACAGCTTCTTGGCCATGGCAGCGCCAGCGGCCTTTCTGTCCTCAGCCGTCATCGGCTTTTCCTCTTCGGCAGCGGGCGCGGAGCTTACGCCGTCAGCGCCGCTTTCCTGATAATCAGCCTGCAGCTGATTCATGAAAGTCCGGCCCTGGCTGGCCATCTCCTGCGCAGCACGGAAGGCCATCTCCTGCGCGGTGCAGGGATTCCCGTACTTCGCCGCCTGGATCGTTTCCGCGCCAAACACGCCGATCAGCGCGTCGATCTCCGCGCAGCGCTGCCGTTCAGCAGCGACCGCGGCCGCGACCGCTTCCTCGTGACTGACGCTGGCCTGAGCTTCTGCAATCAGAGCCTCAGCCACTTCCGGATTCTCCTGACGGAATTCATCCAGAGTCATAGGGTTCATACCTCCATTCTTGCCTGAAGCTTCAGGCGTAGTATTATCTGCACCGTGTGTTTGCACGGATTCGACCACTTTGATTCCATCGGGCAGTTCTCCCATGGCCGCGAACCGCAGCCGGTGGCCATGTGCGTAAATGGCTTTATGGTCAGCGCTGACGGAGATGTCCGGATCCTCCGCATCATCCAGCAGCCTATCCGCAAATCCCTGCTCCACCGCCTGACGCCCGGTCAGGTAGGTGGTTTCATCCATCAGAGCCCGGAGCTCTTCCGCGCTCTTTCCGGTTTTTCTGGCATAGATCTCTGCCTGTGCCTGATCCACAACGTCCAGCTGCGTGGCCATGTTCTGGCAGTCGGCAGAGTTCATCCGACCGAAGGCGAAGAAAACGCTGTCGTGAATCATCACGATGCTGGATGGGTTGACCAGCACCTCATCACAGGCGCACATGATATGGCTTCCGCCGCTCATGGCCACGCCGTCCACGATGCATGTCTTTTTCGCTTCCAGCCCGCGCAGCAAGTTGTGAATCGTGAAGGCCGCAAATGCATCCCCGCCAATGGAGTTCAGCCGGATCGTCAGCTCCTTGCAGTTTCTGACCGTTTCCATGTCCTGCAAAAACTCATTCAGGATGATGAAGTCACCGTCAATCGGATCTCCCCACCAGTCTGTTGGTCTTTCGTTCACGATCTCGCCGTACAGCGTGATTTCGGCTTTGTTACCGTCCGTGACGGCCATCGTGTAGAACGGACGCTTCAGTACGTCCACCTTGGTCTTACTCATTGCTACCACCTCCTGGGGTATCGGGTGCAGGCTCCGGCTCATTGTTGATCCGGTCCGCGTTCTCCGTGGCATTGGTGCCGGCCGCCATGAGCAGCTGGTTCTCATCCTTCAGCCGCTCCACGTTTTCCAGCCAGTCCCCGCCGCCGTATTCACGGGTCACCTGCTCATGCGTCTTGAATCCGTGCTGCACAGCCAGGATGTCGGCCTTGACTTCCTTGGTCGGATCCAGCTGCCCCTGCACGGGTCCCAGCCATTCGGCCTTACTCCATGCCGCCCGGATGATCGGATCATTGAAAAAGCCCGGGGCGCTGATCCGTCCCAGGGCCACAGCTTCGGCCAGCCAGGTCTCATACACCGGCTGACAGAAGCGTTCCACCAGCCAGGCACGCCGCATACGGAAGGCTTCCCATGCTTCCATCAGAGCCGCCCGGCTCGCGGAGTAGGATGCGTTGAACTCCTTCAGCAGCACGTCATACGGGATGTTCAGCGCCGCGCCGATCTCCTTGCACAGCACCTTGACGAACGTATCAAAGCCAGGAGTCGGAATGCTCGGAGATCCGAACTTGACGTCCTCGTTCTGACCAAGATGCAGCACGTTGCCTGGGCCCATCTCGTATTCGTTGCTGTTCTCGGAGATATTCCTGTCCGGAGGAACGTCCGGGTTGTCATCGTCTCCGTAGCTGGCCTCTGCCAGCGGGAAGTCCGAAGGATTTGTCTCCGTCTTGATCCAGGCCGTGAACCAGCTCTGAATCATCGCCCCGATAACCTCGCTCTGGGTGTACCGGGTGATATTCAGCATCGGCTCGATGACCGGCGCCAGATAGGAAACGCCCCGATACTGATCGGGACGTTCTGAATCAAGAATATGTACAAAATTCAGGAGGCCGGTTCTTGAGCTCCGCAGCGCGACCCGCTGCCAGGTGATATCCTGCACGTTCCGCAGCATCTGGTTCGGATAGATATTGCAGACGTAGATGGCCACGATCTTTCCGTGCCGATCTACCTCCACGCCGTCATAGATCCGGTTCCCGTTTTTCGCGATACCATCTGTTCGCATGCCGCTTGGAACAGCCCGCATATCGTATGGGGTACAGACCCGATCCGCCTCAACCAGATGGATCCGCAGGGAATACGGATTCATCGGCGTGGTTCTGAAATCGCGCTGGAACAGTCCGAAGATGTCCCCGTTCGGAAGCCAGTTTGTTACGGCCAGCTGTTGCATGCCGGCAAAGCTGTTCATTCCGATTGCATCGCAGTTTTCCTTGTTTCCGGACCACATCCGCCACTCGCGTTCTGTTTTCCGCTGCCATTCCTTCGCCGCCTCCGGCGTAAGGTTCAGCAGATCCCGATCCACGGTGGAGTGCAGATTCAGCCCGGTACCGACAACCTTCGTCTTCTGTGTCTCTATCGCTGATCTTGCTATCGGGGATGACATGAACATCAGCCGTCCCCGCTGCCTAAGCGTGTAGTTATTCCAGTTGATATCCTCATTCGGGGACGTTGATTTTCCGGTCAGTCCCTTCAGGGATCTCTTCTTGGTGCTGGCCCCGGCTTCTGAATACCCGCTGGCAAAGAATCTGTTCAGGCCTGTGTTGAAGATCGTTCCGGTAGCCGGCGCTCTGCTCTGTTTCTTGCCCACGTTTACCACCTCCAATCTTTTCAGAATAAACGGCCACCAGCGGCGAAAGGAGACGAAACTCCGCCCAGGTGACCGTAGATAAAGCCGCCGATGACTACCATCGTCAGCCATACCCCGAAAAAAAGCCGCACAGGGCGGCTCCCCGCTGCGGGTGACATTACATGCCACTTAAGCGTCAGCTCCGTAGGGCGGGTATACACCATGGTTTCCCATGTGCTGGCACGAGCGGCAGGTTCGAGCTGCGCCTTCCGGTTTTGGAGACCGGGGCTCTCTGTAAGCTACGCCCGTATAATCACCAGTCTCTCGGAACGATCGCCACGATCTTCCGAGGCTTTTTCCCGTTCAGCAGATCCTCATATTGGTCTACCTTGGCTTCTGCGTCGTTGATTGCCTTTTTCAGTGAGGGAAGATCCAGCCTGGTCAGTGACCTGTCATCGATCTCATAGCTTTTAACCTGCCCCTCGACAAGTGCCAGGTAAGCGTCCATCAGCTTCTGCAGCGTTGTCCGCCAGTAGGTAAGCCGTTCTTCGATATCCTGCCTGCTCGCCATCGCTCTCACCTCACATATCCATCATTTCGTTCATGCGCTGTTCGATCCGATCCATGGAACTGCCCCGTACCGTTGCTGTTTGGGCCCGTCTGGGGGCCTTCGGCGGTTCGGACGTGTTACCGCTCGCCTTTCGCAACAGGGCGTCCATATCGGGCGCCAGCGCCGTCAGAGCGGCCATCGCATAGTTCCTGCAGTCCAGTGCCTCGTTCCGTTCGTGTCCGGGGATCTTTTCCCATACCCACGGGTTTTTGTTGTGTTCCTTGTACACCAGGTGCTCTGAGAGCAGGCCGACAAAATACCGGTGCTCGTATCCGCACTCCGGATTGATCGGGAAATGGCAGTACCGTGGGCCGGGCGTCTGGATCTTCAGCCCGTCCATGATCATCTGCTTTCCGGCATCGACGCCAAGCTGGTACTGCCAGCACTCGCCGAGCGTCTTCCCGCGGATCACGATCTTGACCTTCTTCGGCGGGGAAGTGTATGGACGTCCGTCACCGCCGTAGCCCTTGCAGTCGAATACCCGCATCCCGAGGCGCTGCGCACAGTTCAGCCGGACCTCCTGCGTAAAGTGTCCGCCATCATCCACGAAGGTCATTGAGATCCGGAGCCCTTTTCCGTTCTCGTAGCGGTACACCTTCTGAATGATTTCATCCAACGCCTGCCACGGTTCCGGCGTATCGGGCCTGCCGATCAGCACGCCGCGCCGAATGCCCCAGTTTTCCTTCCGCAGGCCCCATCCGACCACCTCATACTCGAGCCGGTCATCCTGCACGTCCACGCCGCAGGTAAGCACCAGAACGCCGTCAGGCAGCTCCGCAGGGTATTCCTCACGCCGGGCAAGGTAATCGTCCTCGTTGGCCAGGCCGCCGCGCTCTTCCCACAGCTCCCCGAACAGGGTGTTGTAAACGACCTTCAGCTTATTCGTATCCTTCCGGGCGCCCAGATACTCGCTGACGATCTTCTCCCATGCCACCCATGGCGAACAGAAAGCATTCAGCCAGAACGACCGAATGCCGTTTTTCTTCGCTTCAGGGTTTTCCGCGATCCAGTGAGCATGGGCTTTCTTCATGTCATGCTCTCTGGATACGCCACCGCAGCCTGGACAAACATAGTACACGTCGTTCACGATGTAGGTTTCCTCATGGTTTACCTCCACCGTGTCGAACTGGTACCGTATATCCTGCCAGCGAATATTGTGATATTCGCCGCAGTGAGGGCATTTGGAGCACCATCTCTCACTTGTCCCCTCGTTAAACGCCTTCTCAATCGGGGAATATCCCTTGATTGTCGGCGTGGAGCATTCGTAACTCTTGGCATTGTAGAAGGTCCGCTGTCTGGCCATGGCCAGCTTCCACGGATCGCCTTCCTTGCCGGCTTCCACCGCCCACCGGTCACGCTCATCACCGAGCACGTACCGGATCGGCTTCGATGCCAGGGCGTGGGCTTCCGTGCTTCCGCACATGGTCAGGATGCCGCCTGGGTAACTCTTCTGCAGAATCGTGTTTCCGGTATCACCCCGCAGCGTCTTCGCGACCTTCGTCCGGAGTACCTTGGTGTCCCGGATCATCGGCGCGATACGGAGCTTGGAGTACTCTCTGGCATCGCCGTTGGTCGGCTCAATCATCAGGATCGATCCGGGATCCTGGTCAATGATGTAGCCGATAATGTTGTTCATGGCTTCCGATTTGCCCACCTGGGACGCAGCAACCATGACGATGTGCCGTACCTTCGGATCGGTGAAGGCGTCCATCACGTCCTTGAGGTATGGCGTCTTCTTCGTCCTCCACGGCCCCGTCTGCGCGGAGCTCTCCGGACTCAGCCGGCGATATTTGTCCGCCCATTGGCTGACTGTCAGGTCATCCGGCACCAGCGCCGAATTGATCTGCTTCCGGCAAGTCCTGAACAGCCGCTTCAATCCGGCTTCTGTCTTTACCGGAATGATCGTCTCAGCAGCTTTCTCTGGGCTCATTCTTCATCATCCTGCTTCTCGTCGAGGTTTTGTCGCTCTCGGACAAGGGCTTCGTACTTCTCCGGATCGTAATCGAACTCGGAAATCTCCCGGAGGATTTCCTTCACGGCATCCTTAATCAGGATCTGGGCTTCCTCAGCCGTCTCGCACAGGGAAGCCTCCACCGCCAGCTGTCCCGGCAGGCTCATCAGTGAACCCTTGATCATATCAATCAGTCCCTGCGTGAACAGCTGCACATCCTCCGAACGGTGCATCTTTCCCTGCAGCTCCTTGGACTGTAGCTCCGCCATCGCGGCCTTGGCAACCTTCAGCTTTGCTTCAGCCTGGGCGCGTATCTTGTCAATTTTCTTCTCTTCTTCCGTTTTCTTGATCTTTTCAGACTGTGAATCCATGTACGTCTTCACGCTGTCCATGATGTTGTACATCGGGCCGTAATCCGTCTCCGTTTTGATCAGCGTTCCCTGATTCACCAGCTGCCCGATGTACTGTTTGCTCACTCCGAGGAAAGAAACCAGATCAGTGAGCTTCACGTACAGGTTCAAACCGTTCTGAAGGATGAAAACGTTCTCTTCATCGTACGCTACAGGCTGTTTTTCGCTCATTTTGTCTCCTTTTTTGCGATTTTAAGTCAAGTAAACCTCGGATTTTCGCCTGATATCGTCGCTTTTTTTGGGGTCGAAGAGCGCGCAGCCGTTTTCCACAGGCGTCACAGTACCTTTTTCTCCCCGCGCAGTTTCAAAACCATCCCCGATTTTTTCCGGCGAATTCAGCCAGGTTTTCGCCACAGGGATGGCGGACTGTTAAGCCCGGCAGAAGCGGAAAACGTCGCTGCGATCCTCGTCACAGTTTTCAGAAAAAAAGCTCGCCGCATTGGCTTCTGTATAGGATGCATGTACGTATCGCTCCCCTCCTGCCGGGACTGTTTTTCTACTGGGAATAATGGGATGTATTCGCGCAGGCTTCTCTCGACGATTTTCTTTTTTGAGAAAAATCTCAGAGTACTTTACGGTATATCGTCGCCTTGCTGTAACCAGTCACGCCCGTGGTCATCATTTCCAAGAAGTCTTCTCTTGTGAAATCCGACAGCCGGAAAACTTCCTCTTTTGTCATTCCAAGCTGCTTGCTGATCTCCTGAACGGTTTTTCCTTCAGCCAGCAAACCTTTGATAATCTCCTTCATCGGCCCGAGAACGTGCGTTCCTCTGGCCCGATTATGGGTGATAGTTCCATAGATGTCCGCGGCCTCGTTTCCAGAGTGGTCCACAATTACCACGGGAACTTTCCCGCCGAGCTTTGACAATAGCGGTTCTTTGCCGGAAACAGTCCACCTATGGAACCCGTCTATAATCGTATAGTCAGGTTTGCATACGATCGGAAGGGTCCATCCGTTGGCCAGAATACTCTGCACCAGAAGTCGCATATTTTCTTCGGACACAATATTGGGGTTGTACCCGTTGGCATGCAGCAGATCCCTGTCAACCCACCGCAGCGACTCGAGCGGAGCGAACAGAGAGATTTCACTCATGCATATTCACCTCCTTTCGCGGCGCAGTCTTGCGGCTGTACTTTACGTAATCGGTGAATATGTCTGTGTAAATCGCGCGCAGACTGCGCTTCTTCGGATCGCCAGCCTTCATGGCCTCGTACATCTTCTTGAAGTGGCGTTCAGTCATGAAGGAAAATGCCTTGATATACAGCTGCTTGTACGATTTTGCCATATCCTGACGCTGACGGGTGAGGAAGTAACGCTCAGGATGATCGAAGAGCATTTCCCTGCATAACGCCTTATAGTCCTTCTTGTCCTGATTCTCTTCCAGTTTGCGGCGTTTTGCCGTGTTTCTGTGGAACATCTCCGAGTCCCAGTACAACAGCGCCAGATAGGCATTCGGTTCTCGTTTCTGGATTCGTTCCCACAGGACAGGGTCAGTTTCAGCAATCCAGCGCAGTCCTGTTATGGTATCGGATCCGAAAAAGCTGCATAGCCGCAGCTGGTGCCGGTTGACGCCAACTCTATATAAATCCATATACGCTTCAGGAAAATGGAGCTTATGCTCTTTGATATAGAGCCATACATCCGTATCTTTCCAGTCGTATATTGGATAGATCAGATTATTACCGGTTATGTTTCCGGCGGTCATGTTCACGGTAGCCAGGTATTTAATTCGTTGCACAGATTCGTTGGCCCGAACGCCCACGATCATTATGCCGTCCTTGCTGACCTTTGGCAGGAAGGTCTGATAATTCATCTGGCCAGCGTATTCCAGAGCAGGATCTCTCTTAATCGCAAAAGGCGGCATTGGTCTGATCCATACCTCTTCCTTTCCAGGCTCCCAGGTGATCCACGACTCATCGTTCTGCAGCTGATGAAGAGCTGACATCTGTTTCACTGGCAGGCAATACCAGCGCCACTCTGCGCCCATCCTGGTGAAGCGCTTTCGCCACTCCTCAGCCATCTCGAACATTGACGGGTATATTGTTTCCTCATCAATGAAGCATACGCACATCTGATGCAGATTGATTTTCCCCGCCATGGCAAGCTCGTAGATCATGCCGCACATACACAGCGTATCTTTTCCTCCGGAGAATGCAAGATACACTTTGACGCCGTTGCTGAAGATGTTCGTGATCCGCAGCATTGCTGCTTCGACCACGTTCATCTTTCCGGTGACTTTCATGATGGCCATGATCGTCACCTCACACCCAGATGCGCTCGCCGCACTTCGGACACTGAATGAACCGTTTCGGAAGCGGTTCTCCATGGCCCTCTGTGGGCGTTTCCGGGGCAGGCTGCGCAGGCTTAATTTCCTCCGCTGCCGCCGCATGCTCCGCCTCCTGGGTCTCATAGCGCTCCGCTGTGGCGGTAATCTGCTCTTTGGTGGATTCGGACACCGTACCGTAACCTGACAGCATCTCGTCCACATCGTTCATGTCTGCCGTGATCGTCTCCAGCAGCTCCAGGTCATACCCGGGGATTTCCAGATCATCGCCCAGGTCTCTCAGGAATTCCTCGAAGACGTCCATGTCATCCACGCCGAGGGAGTAGATCTTGTTATCCGCGAGCATGAGCTTCTTCTTCTCATTCTCGCTCAGGCCCTTCATCACGAGGACGTCAGCTTCTGTCTCGCCTTTGGCCATGAGCGCCGCATACAGCCCGTTGCCTGCGAGGATGGTGTAGCTCTCGTCTACCACAATCGGGCGGATCTGTCCGAAGGCTTCAAGACTCCGCACGAACTCTTTCGTCTGCTTCTCTGAATGGATCCGGACGTTCTTCTCCGGCAGTTTCAGGGCGGAGAGTTTCATTCTGGTGACTTTCATTTGGCAGTCACCGCCTTTTTCTTCTCTTTGCGGTGCCAGATGTAAGCCACGATCATGGCTGCGAACACGAACCAGACACGGACGTTCTGATTCAACGTCCATACGCCCATCACACCAAGCGGGATGGTCAGCTGCCATCCTGCGACAGCTGCAACGTCAATGACCACTCCAAGTTTCTTCCCGAAATTGATCATGGCGCCATACAGGAATGAGGATAGGGACGAGATCGCAATAAGGGAGACCATGATTCCCTTCAGGAGTGACGTTGCCGGCGTGTAAGTGGTGAGCGCCCCGGCCAGGACGAACAGCAGGTAGAAACCGAACAGAAGGCCACCCATGATGAACGGCCGCATCATGTCGATCTTCTTTGTCTCATCCTCATTCGCGTCGTTATAATCCAGCAGTTCCCAGAACGTCGGATACATGAACGCGCCCCAAATCAGTGCAAATCCGATCCATGCCCGGTTTCCGATGTGCTCCGGCACGATGGCCGTTGATATCCCGTGTACGCCTGTTGTGATGGCTGAGATTGCAACCAGGATAAACAACAGCACGTAGACAAGTATCCAGCTCAAATTATCACTGGCCACATTCCGGAAGGTTGCCCGTTTCAGGTAGAAGATGATGAAGAATGCGCTCAGCCCGTACACAATGATATAACTTATCGTCGGGCCGATAATTGTCGGGGACAGCATTTCAAAGATGCCGTTCATATTGACCCAGATCTGGAAGACACACATCAGACCCAGGATGATCTGCATCGGCTTTGACGCGAATACCTCCCGAAGTTTCGGGAACTTCGGCGCGATAATGCCAAACGCAATGCAGCTGAGGGTATTACCAACTGCCCAAAGCAGCCATGGCCAGATGCCCTCATTCTGCGCGACCTGCGTTCCGACGATAAACGATCCGGATCCGGCCCAGGTCGCCGCAATGCTCATGGTGTAGTATAACCGTGGATTTTTCCTAAAGCTCGCTCTCAACTTAGCGATCATGATTTTGCTCCTTTCATTCTCGGCGCACCATAGGCGAAATAGGCGCGAAAAGGCCAAACACG